ACCATCAAATCCACCTTGGAACGGTACAGTAAATTTCAAATCTTTAGTTACCGATGGGTAATCTAAGTAGTTTGTTGTTACTGCATTTCCACTATCATCATACAATTCATTTGATGGTAGATTTTCTAAACTAAATGCTGTTGCTGCTCCCAATGTAGTTGATCCACTTGGAAGTGGTGCTAGATACGACATGTTAGTATTTAATGAATCAGAATAGGTAAATCCATAGAATTCAAAACTATTACGAATTGCTTGTGTACTATATCCTCGGGTACTACCAGAAATCCACGATGATGACAAGAATGTCGGAGCAATTATCTTACTAATTTCTGTTCCAATTGGTGTACTAAGCGGAGCAAATCCAAATGGTACTGCGTCCGTTGGAACATCATTTGCACCAGGTGCCATTTCTACACGAATGTAAATCGAAGTGTTTCTAAATTCACCTTGGAAATACCGTTCACCCGTAACAGTGTCATCATACGGTGCACTGTTACCAATGCGGCGTGCAATGTAATTTGGACTGTCTGGATCCATTGTTAAGTTATCGTATTGTTCAAGTACGACCGCACGTTGATCGGTGTCGGTAGCATCTCGTACAACCAATGTGAATGTACCGTAATCTCCATCAAATTGTCCTTTCTTTGGACCAAGGATGGATACTTTGACATCATTATTAGCAGCGTTACCATCGGACAATGTATGAATCTTGAAAAGATTTAACTTTTGTCCACCTAATGTTTGTGATTGAATATACGGTGTACTTGCATTGGTATATATTCCAAAAATACTACCTGAGAGATTCAATGCTGCTGAGCTAGTTGCGGCAGACATACTGACCGCGGCACCTGCTGCTGTTATTGCCTCAGGGAAAACTGAATAGATATATCCTCTACTATTTCCATCGGGGCCAAATCCAAGATATTTTCCTACAAATGATGCTGCGGTTGTTGTGGTACTTAAACCACTTGAACTGACTAATGATGACCCAGAACCCAATTGCAATGAGAAATTTGTTGCAGGTCCTGTTGCGGTTATACTTGTTAATGTACTACCCGATGTTGTTGGATGAATCACCGCATATACAAACGAACCACTAGATCCGGTTGCGAATAAAATGGCGGATTTATTTACTGCTGAGTCGTATCCATCTAATCCAAGAACACGCACTACGGTTGCTCGTCCTGATTCACGGAGGTAATTCTTTACCGTAAGACCAAGGAACGATTTGTTATCAGGGGTACCAAAAATGTTTTCAAATTGTTGTTGACTTTCAACAATCGTTGGAATGAATGCTGGACCTTTTGGTGTGGGTCCAATAAATGCCCCGCCGATTTCAGAAATGCCTTGTTCTAAAAAACTAAGGTCACGTTCTTGCGTGAAAACGCCAGGACTAACAATGCGTTCTGCCATACGGAATCTCCAATATTACTTATTTCTCAGGGGTAAATACACCGGTATCGATGTCTAATGAACCTACGCCATACTTTTCCAGTAACCCATTAATTAATGATTTTTCTTTTTCTAACAAACTTTTATATGTACTAGTTTGTTCAATCAATTTATTTTCTAGTTCTTTCGTTTCTTCTTTTAAAAGATCCATTGTTAGTTTTAATTGACCAACATTAGAAATAACCGTCACTACTTGTTCTCGCAATTCTGTAACCGACGAAATTTCTTCTTCGGTTAGTTTGATTGTCTCGTTCATAAAAAACCTCGTTATTATTGATTATAATATCATCTATATCATAAATATAGGTTATTTTCGTCAAACATTGCTTTTAACGGGTTTCTGTTTCGGTAAAAGTAACTACTTTTTTAACGGAGAATCTTTCTTGTGTTGTCTGCATCAATCTACCGTGTTTATCGACCATTCGTTCTGGTAAGAGATATGCCGAAACATTCAATGTAAATGTGGTTTTTACTAAACGGTCTTTTTCCACAGGTAAACTATTATCCATTTTATATTCGTCTATTCTGGTACGGAATTTATACCGATTACGATCACCCCAGTATTCATCGTCTTCAAATGACACTTGTTCTATAAGTTTATTCATTTGTTCCATGTATTCTGTCCAAATCACACATTCGTAAGTAAGATCAAAATAATCGGGGGTGACCGTAGTAATGTATTTTTTTACGGGTTTAATCCCATTTACCGCAGCAAATCTGTCATACGGATTGTATTTATTCCATCCCGTTTCAAATGTCCGTTCCAAATACTTATTTACCGATGAATTTCTGTCTGTACTTTTCTTCATACCCGACCGACGAAGCATAATTAACGGTAATTGAATTTTACCTTTATAATCACGAAGTACACCATCTGTTTGAACGCTTTTCCATCGTTCTGGATTTCCATAAATAATAGGTACTTTAACTTGTCGATTGTCTTGTGTTACCAAAGGACGAATTCGTTGATTTAAATATTGTATAAGTGTTTCATCAATATTCATTAATGTGATGGTAATAGGAGCTGAATTGTCCCCATCAGATTTGATATCAAGTCCACGATTTTGTTCGGTATCTGGTATATCTACTCCGGAATTATACTCAGGGAGTTTGTTTGCCGTTTGATTACTGTAATCAGCCATTTGCACCTGGTTCCTCAATGTTTAGACCACTGATACGAGTTAAATGTGCATCACATAAGATAGATAACGAATTGTGCGGTTGTCCGGCAACATATTGTGTATCATTCATGTTATCAATTTCATAATAACTGTCGTCGTACTTAATAATATCACCAATTTCAGGATATACTTGTACTTCTTCTAATAATTTACGAGCAAATCTAAATTCAACAGCTTGCTCAATATCTACACCAAAACCAGATGTAGTATCTGCGATATTTTTCTTGTACTTAACCAATGATTTTAATTCAACTCCTGTGTATCGTGCTTTTTCTGTTGCTTCACCATATAAATTTACGGTGGTGGTATCCATGGAAATCTTATATAAAATAACATCCACATCCACGATGTTATTCATAATTTCCCGATTAAAATGTTGAAATAAATTAAAATCACGATCTGTTACAAAGCGTGGCATATATTATCCGATATAAATTAAAAATGGTGTTTTTTGATATATTTTTTGCATCATCTCGGCATTTTCTGCTTGTTTTTTCATTTGCGCTTGTAAACCAGTTTGTTCTAATGTTTCTCGAATTTCTTTTACGAGAATTTCTTTTTCTTCTTTACCTTCACGACGAAGTATATCACCGTCCAATTTAATAATTGCATCTGGGATTGGAATGTTTTCATATTTACTACGAATATCTCCCAATGTTTCTTTTGCTAATGCCAATGTATATTTGAATATCCATACTCTACCAATAGAATTAATAGCAGTATATGGAATGTGACTGTATGGAATATTAGAATAATCCGATACAATGTTACTAGATGGATTGTATGCACTACCCGTCGATTGCTTATCGTCCACCACCATATAATCAAACCAGACAGTTGCATTTTGTTTGAATATTGGAGAAAACCGTACAACATTATTAGATACTTCAAAATTATATTGACTTTTACGAATTACATCATTCACTTCAATTGCTTGGATACGGAGAAGATCTTCGTAAGCTGGCATCATCACGAAGGTGACCGGCGGAGAAAATCCATCAAATCCAAATTCACCCATAAGATTAGTTAATCCTAACCCCGTTGTTGCGAATGGATCATAATATCGTGCAACTGCGGATGGCATATAATGGTAAATACGACGAATTTCTATTGCCTTTCCATTTTCATATGGGTCTGCCCACAACGATTTTAAATCATATGATTGCGTACCAACTGAAGCAGAAACAAATCCTTTTTTAACTAAGACATTTCCACCAGATTGTGCTTCTGTACCATACTGGGCAGATAATTTTATTATTTGTGGTAGTGGAGATCCAATAATATTTTTTTGTGTAATTGAATTTATCGTAGACATACCTTGTAATGTTAACATATGTTCACGTGCTTGAAACTGATTAACTTGCGAACCATACGTCATTACCGCTTCTTCAAAACAAGTATATAAGATTTTATCTACTAATTCAACATCAACAACAGGATACCCAAGCCGACGAGACACATATTCTGCTGCGCGTGGAGCATCACTTTGAAACGATGCCTCATCGTCAAATATTCCAAAGGCAGTAATTCCACTGGGGTTGCTGGGGCTACCGTCATAAATTACTGGATCATCGCTCAATATGGCCATAGTAATCTCATAAATAAAAGAACTCTAAACTATAAATAGTATTAGATAAACTATAAATAATAAAAGAGGGTGACTTTTCAGCCACCCTCCGTTATTTTCCTACTTTCCTACAATTTTCCAACTATGCCACTGTTCGATTAGACAGTTTGTAATCCATCGATAAAGATTTTTCCGAAGAATTCTGGACGGACAATCTTCTTGGCGTAGCGGGTCATTACACCTCTACGTGGTGTGAAGTTGTTCGGATCATAGACCAACGGAGTCATGATGAGTGGGATATATGGAGCGTATACTGCACCAGTTTCGAGGAAGTTACTTCCGCGGAAGCCCATCAACATTATATTTTCTGTCATGTATGGGTTCTTGTAGACTGTATAACGATTTTGGAATGAACCAACCTTAGTTACACCACCTGCAAATTCCATCTTATCACCATCTGTTGCTGCCGTAAAACCAGGAATGGTTTCAAGAACTGTTGCTACAGTTGGTGAACACACTGCGAAATTAGCACCACCACGCATCGTGAGCTGATGAATCTTGTTGCTGACCTTTTGCATCTTCTGACCAAGTGTTTGGAACCAAGTCATACTAGTCCAAGCTTGGCCAGCGAGTGTTGCACTTGATACGAATGCTGAACCATTCCATACCTTACCAACTTCTGCATTCCAGAATTCACTTGTTGTTGCACTACTGATTAACATATCAAGGATTTCAAGATCAATTTCCGTTGAAATGTAATCACTTAACATTGCTGTGAGTTCTGCTTCTGCATCAACTGAATGGTATGCGTTCAAGTCTTGTGCAAGTTCTGGTGACCAGACTGCCTTCAACTTACGGGTCTTAGCAACGATTGTTTCTGAACGGAGTTCCAAATCAATCTGTGGAATGTTTAGATTACTTACTGAATCATCACGATCTTCAAAGTCACCACGAGTGGTTTCTGTTGGTTGCTTACTAAAGTCAACTGCGGTGATTGTTGCGGTCGCGGCTGCTGAACCACTGAAGATGAATATAACACTTGATCCATCATACTTAGTAAATTCTGGAAGTTGTGCACCTGTAAGCGCTGATGTTGCACGGAATGAACGCACTGCTGTGAAATCCGCGTTTGAGAAACTTACTGCTGGAACAGAGAACTTGAAGAATGATGTAAATGACGATGAGAAATCACTATTGTAATTTACATCACCGTATGAAGTTACGGAGGATGATCCAATTGCCGGAGCAAGTGTTAATGTATTCTCGTTTACTGAGTATGCATATTCACCAGCACCGTAGAAACCACCACGCGGAAGTGTACCCGAACCGGAGGTAGTGCCATAAAGTGAACCACCCGCGGTCTTACCATTTACTGAACTTGCGTACTTGAAATCCATGAAGAATACCAAACCAGCTGGTAAGTTCATTGGTTGTACGGATACGAAATTCTTTGATGCAATTGAACCAAAGACCTTACGGACTAAGGGAAGTGCAACACCGGCCCA